TTCCTGTTTTCTGATCCATTGTGCAATTTCTTCATGTCTTTGCCGCGCGATTACGCATGCGGTGGGTGTTCTGATGAATTCGGTTGCGAGCCGGAGGAGTTTCTCATGCGCGTGTTTGCAGACATCTGCGACGACTTGTTCTTCGGTGTATATTGGGTTGGCATATCTGGTGTATTCGAGTGCGCGTTTGATTCCGATTTGGCCGATTGCTTCAAGTTTGTCTGCGTCGCTGACAATGTGGCGGACGAGGGCGTAGTATGGCGTCAGGAGGGTGTCGTAGTCGCGTGGTGCACCTTCAAGGATTGCTTTGTTTTCAGAGCTGTAAGATACATGTTTGATGACTTTCTTGAGTTGGTCGTAGTTGCTGATGTGTTTGTAGCCGAAGTCGTCAAGTGTTTGTTGAAGTTTGCCGTCGTGGTCGTACTTGTGGTCTGCGATGTCGTGGAGCCATGCGGCGGTGGTGGCGTCCAGAATCAGGTGGCGGTATTGTCGGCGGTTAGCGAAGTCTCGGTTGATAAGTGCTCTACTCATTGTCGCGACCGCCTTCATGTGGTCGTATCCATGGGATTCGTCTCTGCCGGCGCAGGTTTTCTCAACGAATTCGGATAGTAGATTCCAGCGTTGCGTGTGTTCGTCTACGTCTACGGTTGTCATGTTTGTTGCTGTTGCTTGTTGCTTGTTGCGTGTTGCTTGTCACTGATGCCGATTCTGAAAGAATCAAAAACAATTCAATTTTTTATTGCATACCCAATAAATAATAAATAATCCATTTTCTCTCGTTTTACAAAATTGAATTTGCCAAACATGTCAACGGATGGTGCACCAACGGGCTGGTTGACTCATTCTAAAACAGGTTTATGGGTTTCTTGGATTTCAAATTAGAGAGAAATTCAAGAAATAATACAACCAACACAACCAACACAACCAACACAATATCGGGATTAGTATTTCAATTTTATACACATTAAATCCGAACCCAATGATCCAATGGATAAAGAGGGGTTCGGGGCTGCGATGTGCCTCGTGAACTACGTTCCCTGATAATAATAATCGGCAATGACCGTATTGGCCTTGACGTATCGGCTCATTCTTGCGGCGCATACGCCTTCCGCCAACGCCGCGCTGGCAATCGTGGGCCATGAGCTCAGCAGCTGGTGGGTGGTTGCTTCCCTCTTTTCCACCTTTTTGCCAGTGGTTGATGTGCAGATTGGGTTATTAGTCGCTGCATTTGTCATGGCATAATAATCATCACGCAACGACACGCCATAGTAGCCCTCGTTGCTTCCCTGTTCGGTCCACACGGTCGCTTTCAGCGCATGCGGCGATGCATTCAAATACGCCTTCAAATCCTTCATGTCCGTCTCGGTCAGTTCAAGTCCAACCGATTGTTTCCACTTCTGGTACTCTTTTAACAATACCGAATTCAGAATCTTGCCACAGTCCGAAAATTGGCACCGTTCAAACAAAAACGTCTCCGCATTCGGGCTCAGATCCGATGCTGGCATTTTTTTGTATTCCACCGTTTTCAGTTTCACGCCAAGGTAGCCGTGCACCCCGCGAATGCGCTTGGCCTTGAATCGCACGTCCAAATAGTTCTTCAGCGCGTGGAACGTTTCCTTCGTCGGCTTGGTTTGACACCACAGACGGAACCGTCCCTCCATGCTCACCGACGACTCCTCCACATCGGGGCGCACAATGCACGCCACTTTGATGAATTCGTTGAACTTCTGTGTCAGCTCGTCCTCCGGCAGCAGCACGTTCTGATACACCGATTGGTGTCCCGCCGCAACCACCTCCAGCTCCTGCTTCTGTTTGGTCGTGAGTTCCCGCAAATCGTTCAGTTCCAGGGACTGGGTTGCCACCGTTTTTTGCAGTTCACGGTTCTCGGCTTCAAGCACCTCGTTGCGCTGCATCAGCCGGTTGAAATTGTCAATGCTGTACGTGCGCGAATGAATGATGTCGGCGATGTGTTTCTTCAGGCGCTCAATCGTGAAGTTCGTGCTGTCGTATGCAATGATTTCGGTCTTGTTCTTGCCGCCCACTTCAATGCTGCGGATGTTGCGCTTGATCTTCGGATACGCCTTGATCAGGTTCTCTATCTCCACCTTGTTTTGCACCCGGAAGGCGGCGACCAGCACGAAATTTTGGTATTTCTTGCGGTGGTCTATTAAGCGCGTGGATAAATCATTCGTGTGGCCGAATTTGATCAGCTTCTCGTTTTCGGCGTTCGTGTTGTCAATGGTGCCAAAATAGATGCACTCCGTGTTCAATGGGAACTGCCCGATAATCGCCTGCTCTACGGCGCGCTGCTTCTCCTTCTTCGTGGATTGGATGACGGAGTCCTTTTCTTGGATCATGGATTCTTTTTCTTGGATGACGGCATTCTTTTGTTCCAATTGCTGTTTGAGTTCATCCGTCTCTTCATCCACAATTTGATGCAGAACTTCTTCCATCTTCATGTAATACTCGTGGATTTCTGACGCCTTTTTCGTTTGGGCCTTGAGACACAGCGACTTGAAACAACGAACGGTGAGCATGATGATTTGCTTGTTGTGGCCGCCATGACTTTTGACGATTTCTTGACTTGAATCTAGATTTTTGTAATCAACATCAATTTTGAAATGTTTTTCCAATGTTCTTAAAGACACAAATTTTGATGCAAATCCTAACCAATTCCATACGTTGTCCAAATCAACGACGAAATCCATATTTTTGTCATAATTCAAGTAGCAATAAAAACTACTCACAAACAACTGTTGCTCAAAACCAGTAAATGATTCCTGAATTTTGGACAACAGTCTGCCATTGTATTCTTGCGACAGTCGGGTGATGGGGTTTTTCTCAATCAGCTCAACGATGTTCAGATCCTGTTGTTGTTGTTGTGTTGCGGGTTCCATGGTGGTATGGGGTTATACTATGCATAGGCGGACTCTGTTTAAGTTGTTTTAGGCAAACATGTTTTAATATTTGTGAAGCGAATATATGTGAAGCAAAAAATGCATGATATATTTAATTTCATACAACCAGAGTCAAATTGCCAACAACACTGCGTTTATTTCTCTCAACACGTTGGACAAGTCAAACCCGGTTGCATTTGGATTAAATCGTATCAGCTTATTTCCGGCCTCTTTCAGGTAATTCTCTCTGATTTGCTCTTGAAGTGGGTCTCTGTCTGCATGTCCATTCTCATCGCATTCCACAACCAGTTTGTGGTCAACAAAATACAAATCAACGCGATATTTGCCCATGGCATGCTGCCGATTGACATTCAATACATTGCTGTATGCATTTGCAATGAAACCGATGGTTTGGTTTTCAATGCACATTCCAAATTTGACAATTTTCACTTCTTTGCTCACATCAACAATGTATCGGTTTCGCAAGTTGAATGAATTTTTGAATATTTCAAATGCTTCTTCTGTCAGCATGAATGTGATTTTGTTATGACCGCCATATTTTTTGGGCATATTCGCTGTTTTTGTCTCAAGGTAATGCACGTTTTCTCTGTAATTTTTCCTTAAATGATGAACCAGATTATGTTTCTGTCTTGCCAATGGCAATAACTCGTCCAAATTTCGTGTGAAGTGTGATGGGTTCATTGTTTATATGAGGTGGTGTGCTTTATGATGTGCTTTGTGGTGTGTTTATGATATTAAAACACTTATCGGTTCATTTCAATTTTTTTTTATTTTTAGGAGCAATATATTTTGTTCAAAGTGAAAATCTTGCTTCACCCAAATGTGAAGCAACATTGAAAAGCGCTTTTTTTAACATGCTACGCCGATTGGAGGAGCGCTTTTGTTGGCGCAAGGACAATTTTTTCACCATTTGCTCTTTTTTACGTTGATTTTGGGCCCCTTTTTGCCGGAGTTTTTGGGGTCATAGTTCTCCTCTTCATCATCCGAGTGCAGATCTTTGGAGATTTCCCAGAATTCCTTAGAGCCTAACTTGAACGGGCCGTGCTGTTGCGCCTTGTACCAGAAGATTTGCTCCTGCAGTTTGTTGGATTTCGCATTGTTATTGATCACCAAGCACTCAAAATTCTCGGTGCATTGGTCCATCACCTGACAAAAGCTCTCAAACGTGGGGAACATGCCCGCGTAGTTCTCGTAGATGCGTTTGCGGTTGGCAATGTAGGGCTCGCGCAGGATAAACACGTAATCAATGTTCGTGCGCAAATTGGGCGGAATACCAAGCGGATATTGCATTGTGATGACTAACATGATCTTCCAATGACGCCCGTTCATAAAAAGAAGGCGCATCATGATGTCCTTGGTCCATTTGTTGTCATACAAGCAGTCGTCCAGGACGACGAAGGTGCGGGGGTCAATGTTGGATCGTTTGTAGGTTTCAATTTCTTTTTTCACTTGTTTGAGGACGGCTTTTTGGCGTTTGAGGATGTTTTCGATGATGGCGGTGTTGTAAGCGTCGTGGATGAAGAGTTTTGGGACGTGGGCTGCGAAGAAGCCGTTGCCGGCTTCGGTGCCGGAGATGACGGTGCCGATGGGGATGTCCTGGTGGTGGAACATGAGGTCTTGGACGAGGAAACTTTTGCCGGTGTCACGGCGGCCGATGAGGACGATGACGGGGCCCTTGTTTTCGTCGGGCCTAAAGCTGATGGAGCGCATGTCAAATTTGGAGAGTTCCAGGTTCATGGGAGGAAGGAATGCACGCACGGAGAGAACGAATGTGTTTGCCTCCTATTACACTACAATTAAATAATATTACAATTATTTAAACGCGACCACCAACTACGGCGATGAAGGAGTGGATAGAGAGATTTTACTACGTGTTGTTGTATGCGTGGTACGGGCTATACGCGGTGGCGCTGCTGGGGATTGCGACAGTTGCACCGGCGTATTTAGACACCATAAACATGGTGTTGAAGTATTTCATCATTGCGTTTTTGCTGGTGCGGTTCAATCCGTGGACCAAGCACGCGGAATTCACCGTGTTTGATCGCACGATTGTGTTTAGCGCGGCGTTCTTTTTGCTGGCGTCCACTGCGATTGTGTCGTTGGTGACAAATGCGTTGAATTTGCCGAATATGCGAATTGATTGAATTCATGCGAAATTATTTTAATTTAGTTGCATAATGTAATACAGTATACAGTAATTCCCTGTAAATGCCGGAACTGGATGATTTAGAACAAGAGCTGGTAAAGAAGGCGGTTGAAAACATAGAGGCGCGCGTTGGCGCTAAAAAAACGAACGACCCCAAAATGAAGGACATCATCGCCACAGTGGAGCGCTTCATAAAGAAGCACGAGTTGGTGTGTTACGGCGGCACGGCCATCAACAACATTTTGCCGGAGGAGGCGCAGTTCTACGACAAAAAAACGGAGATCCCGGATTATGATTTTTATTCGCCCAAAGCGCTGGAGCACGCGAAGGACTTGGCGGACGAGTTTTACGAGAACGGGTTTTCGGAGGTGGAGGCCAAGTCGGGCATGCACCACGGCACGTACAAGGTGTTTGTGAATTTCGTGGGCATCGCGGACATCACGCAGCTGGATCCGACGCTGTTCAAGAACATCCGGGCGGACGCGATCAAGGTGGACGGCATCCTGTACGCGCCGCCGAACCTGTTGCGCATGGGCATGTATTTGGAGCTGTCGCGCCCCGAGGGCGACGTGTCGCGCTGGGAAAAGGTGAGCAAGCGGCTGGCTCTATTGAACAAGCACCATCCGCTCAAGGCG